AGCAGCAGGCCAACGCCGACGCCGGTCTAGAGCAATTGCTCGAGGCCCTCGGCGCTGAGGGCCTGCAGTGGCTCACTAACGCAACTTGGTCCGACTTCTATCAGGACCTACTTGCCAAGGCTAAGAAGTACGGCGCTTTGTCTGACAAGCAGCTTGCTTGTGTCGTCAACGGATACGCTAAGCAGCAGGCACGCGATGCCGCTAAGAACGCCGCCGCGCCTACGCTTGATCTGGCCAAGATCAACGCGCTGTTCGCCACGGCCCTTGAGAACGGTATCGCCAAGCCTAAGCTTGTGTTTGGCGAGCTGAAGCTCTCTCTGGCCCCTGCCAACGGCAAGAACGGCGGATGCCTCTACGTCAAGGACAGCGGCGAGTACGCCGGTAAGATCACGCCTGAAGGACAATTCTTCGCGGTTCGTGGTTCACGTGAGACTATCCCCGCCGAATTGCAGGCCATCGCCGAGGACCCTAAGAACGCTGCAATAAAGCACGGGCAGGCAACAGGAAACTGCGCTTGCTGCAACAGGCTTCTCACTAACGCCAAATCAATCGAGATAGGCATAGGTCCTATCTGCCTCGAGAACTGGGGCCTATAAACCCCTAATCACTAGGTACTCAAATCACGCATTTGAGTACCTTGAATTTTATACCTAACCCCACTAGGAGGCGCTGTAAACTACGCCGGTTAGGCATTACAGTACATTACAGTGCACACCCCGATACCGCAAAAAACGGCCTTTTTTGCGGTTTTTTTTGTTTTTGACGTAATCTGACGTAATCTTTTTTTGTCTATTAAGGTGGAGGCCCCGTGAATAAAGGAACGAGGGGTCTTTAATGTGGAGGAGTAAAGATGGGCCGTGGACCACGGGAAATGGCGGCGGAATTGCTCTGGAGGCCACGCGGTGCGGGCTTTGAGGGGCATGGGTCATGGACCAAGGACCTGCCTATGCAAGCCCCTTCTATAGTACAGTATTTTGAGAAAAAAAAGATTCGATTTTATTTTTAATGGAATACTGTACGTTTGACGTAACTGACGTAACCCTTCCCTATCTACGGGGTCTGTAGCGTTACGTCTGCCATTACGTCTAAATATTATAGACGTAATGACGTAATGGTTTTACTAAATCTACGGGGTGCGCGCGCGACTTCTTTTTTAGAAAAAAAACTTATTTTTTGTGAGAATACTGTACTATAGAAACCGCTGAAAATAGACAGATTAGCAGCCTGTCGATACAATACAGTTTTTTCCACTGACGAGGCTACAATGACACTCTCAGGCATTACTCCACGGCAGCACACCCTGCGCCGTTGCAACGGTGACCACAAACAAGCCAGTTATCCTTTCAAGGCGATGATTATCGGCGATTACTTTGTTGTCCTCTCGAAAGAGGATGCCAAGCGCATTAACGGCGCTTTGTCGACGTTTTATAGGTCTCGTAATGGCACAGGCAGGCGATTTTCTGTTACGCAGTCAGAAGGCCCTATGTGGACCTGTAGGAGGACAGCATGAGCAGCGAAGGGAAGAAACGCCGAGACATTCTGAACACGTCGCCACTGCGGGGCAGCGCTAAAGAAAGGATTCAAGCACGGCTGAGTGAGCCGGTAGCCCCACTCAAAAATCAGAAGCACATTGTCAGCGCTCAGCAATGGACCTTCATTCAAGAATTCATATCGAACGACGGGCACATTACTCTGACTGAGGCCGCAATACGCGCCGGTTATCCTAAGGATTCGGCAAGCTCGATAGCCTCGGAACTTACGGACCCAAAAAAGAAACCGCACGTCGTCGCAGCCATCCAAGAATATCGAGCACAACTCGCTGAGAAATACGGCACGAACTTCGACCGGCACATGCGCGACATGCAGATGATTCGTGATAAGGCTCTCGAGGCAGGCAACTTCGGCGCAGCAGTCTCTGCTGAATACCGGCGCGGCCAAGCTCTCGGCACCATCTACATCGAGCGGAAGGAAATTAGGCACGGCACCATCGACAGCATGTCGAAAGAGGAGGTCACTCGAAAGCTCGAAGAGATCAAGGCGCTGTACGGTTCACCACCGCAGACCCTGATAGACATCGAGCCTGAGCAGCTCGAAGAGATCGAAGAGATCGAAGAGATTCCCCCCGCCAAAACAATGATCGAGGAGATGCGCGATGCCGAGCGGTCCAGAGGCAGCACTGCACAAACGAGTGAAGACAAACCTGCCGGACGCGACGATAGTGCGACTGGAGAACCGGGTGAACCTCGGGATACCGGACTGCCTGATAGCCCTGCCGCCGACATACTCGATGGTGGAGCTGAAGGTGGTGAAGACCGGCAAGAAAGTGCGCTTAAGTCCGCACCAGATAGCCTTCGCCCTGAAACACGGGACGATGGGGATGCCGACGTACATTCTAGTCCAGTGGCACCCTCAGGGGACGACCAAGGCTGCTGACACGCGCCTGCTGCTGTACCACGGCACGCAGGCTCAAGAGCTGCACGAAAAGGGCGTAGAGACGCCTCCAGTAGCCCAGTGGGCCTTGAATGCAGTCAACTGGAGTGAAATGCGCGCTGAAATAGTAAAAGGACGCCGTATATGAGCCAAACAAGCCCTGTGAGCGCGCCTAGCCTGACCCCTTGCCTACCTACCACTTACAAGAGAACGTGGCACAGTGGAAACTGGGAAGGGGGCCTCGGCCGCCCCCGCGCGGGGTGCGAGCGGCGCGTTTTTGGCTCTGGGCGCCCAGATGCGTGGACCAAGGCCCGAGGTGCCCGAATCGGGGCAACCACTAGATGTAGTGTTTGGCGGGGGCCGAGGCGCATGGAAATAGCTAAGTGCTTGATTTTAAACGATTCACTATTTCCGGTAATAGGTATTACCGGAAATAGCGGGTCCCTTTTGGCCGTTTCTGAGGCCAGATGAGAATCGTTCGCATCTGGCCCGAACGGCCGCCCCCTCCTCGCGGAGTGCGGGGCTTAAGCTAGATTTCACACAAATAATTTGGCCCAAAACAAAAATGGACTATGTTCCACGTGGAACACCCTAGCTAACCCACCCCCTTGTTTCTGACAATCAAAAGGGCTATAAATTTTTAGCAAATTTCTACTAAATGGGAATTTTTATGCAACAAGATGTCGATGCCGAACGATTAAAGTTAGAGCTACGCTTAGCCTTGCTAGAGGGCCAAGAACGGGCACAGGACACCTTTATCGGTTTCTCTCAGTACGTCTGGCCTGAAGCGATACTCAGCAGCCACCATAAGATTATGGCTGACGCTTTTGACCGAATAGCCAAGGGAACCCTAAAGCGCTTAATCGTGAACATGCCTCCTCGACACACCAAATCAGAATTTGCGTCGTATCTGCTGCCTGCTTACATCATGGGCCGTCGTCCAAGCACCAAGATCATTCAGGCGACACACACCGGCGAGCTTGCTGTCAGATTCGGCCGTAAGGTGCGTAACCTCATGGACCTTGATAAATACAAGGAAGTATTCCCTGACGTAGCCTTGAAGGCTGATAGTAAAGCCGCCGGAAGGTGGGACACGGACAAAGGAGGGGAGTACTTTGCTGTAGGTGTAGGCGGCGCGATGACGGGCCGTGGTGCGGATATGCTGATTATCGATGACCCGCACTCGGAGCAGGACGCGGCGTCGGTGTTAGCTCTGGACAACGCTTGGGACTGGTACACGTCTGGGCCTAGAACTAGATTGCAGCCGGGTGGGGCAATTGTTATCGTCATGACTCGGTGGGGAACCAAGGACCTAACGGCCCGATTACTCAAATCTCAGTCCAACATGAATGCGGACCAATGGGAGGTTATTGAGTTCCCTGCCGTTTTTGATGAAGGCGAAGAGAACGAGCGCGCCCTTTGGCCTAGCTTCTGGGAGCTTGACGAACTCAGGGCTGTGCGTGCTTCTATGTCCATTCAGAAATGGAACGCGATGTACCAACAACGGCCCACGGCTGATGAGGGTGCAATCTTAAAGCGTGAGTGGTGGCGCGTGTGGGATAAGGACTACATGCCGCACATGGAATATCTTATTCAGTCGTATGATACGGCGTACTCGAAGAAGGAGACGGCGGATTTCTCTGTCATTACGACGTGGGCGGTGTTCTTCCCCACGGAGGACTCGGGGCCTAATCTGTTGCTTGTTGACATGCGTAAAGGCCGGTGGGACTTTCCTGACCTTAAGCGTAAGGCGAAGGAGCAGTATGACTACTGGCAGCCGGATAATGTCTTAATCGAGGCCAAGGCGACGGGAATCACGCTTCAGCAGGAACTGCGTAGGATGGGCATTCCGGTTACTATGTATAGCCCCGGCGGGCGACGCGCAGGCCAAGACAAGGTGTCACGAGCAAACTCTGTCGCACCGATTTTTGAGTCCGGCATGGTCTGGGCACCTGAGACGGATTGGGCAGACGAAGTGATCGAGCAGTGTGCGGCGTTCCCTAACGGTGACAACGACGACATGGTGGATAGTACGACTCAGGCTTTGATGCGTTTTCGTGCCGGTAATTTCATCTCTCTGCACAGTGATGAGGACGACGATCCCTCGGAAAATGAAGGGCTTGTCCCTGAGTATTATTAGGCCTAGAATGCGAAATAACTAACCTTATCTGTAGGGCTTTACCCATGCCTAATTATACCGCTCGACAAATGCTGTCTCAACTTCCTCTTCGTCGTGCTGAGGGCGGCCCTGTTTACAGAGCATACGGGGGCCCAATGGGTGAGGATACTGAAGGGCGTTATATTGACGAAGCGGCTCTTGAAAGGCAGATTCAAGAAGCGGTAGCTGCTCGGGCCGCTCAACAAGAAGCAGCCAGAGTAGCTCAACAAGAAGCGGCTAGAGTAGCGGCAGCCCAACAAGAAGCGGCCAGAATAGCAGCCGAGCAACAAGCAGCAGCGGAAGCAATGGCCGCACAACAGGCAGCGGAAAAAGCCGCAGCGGATAAGGCCGCAGCGGATAAGGCGGCAGCGGATAAGGCCGCAGCGGAACAAGCGGCGGCGCAAAAATCCGCAGCAGATAAGGCGGCAGCGGATAAAGCCGCAGCAGATAGGGCGGCCAGTCTTTTAGCAGCAGAAAAACGCGTCATGGGTGAGATGGACGCTGCGGGTTCTAATTGGAACGCGGCCCAAGCCTATAACGAGATTTTAAAATCAGGCGTTACAACCGACGAAGCGTTGGCTGCCGGTGTAAAGCAGGAAAGTATTGATAGGATTTTTTCCACTGACCAACCGATCACAACGGCGGACATTGCGACTACAAGTGGTCGCGCTTCGGCCTTTGACACCAGTGCGGCGTTTGCCGGACAGGACCTTGCTACCATTTCCCAGAACGCGCAGAACTACCTCGCAACGATGATGGAGGACGGGGTAATCTCCCCTGAAGAGCGACGTGAAACCCAAGCCTTTGCAATAGAGCAGGGCGTTACTTTTCAGGACATGGAGGCAGCGGGCGTAGACCCCAATATCCTGTTTGACACTAGCGCAGCGGATGCACGCAGGGCGGCAGCGGAAAAGGCGGCAGCGGAAAAGGCGGCAGCGGATAAAGCGGCAGCGGATAAAGCGGCAGCGGATAAAGCAGCGGCGGATAAAGCAGCAGCGGATAAGGCGGCAGCGGAAGCGGCAGCAGCAGCTAAAGCGGCAGCGGAAAAGGCGGCAGCGGATAAGGCAATAGCGGATAAAGCAGCAGCGGATAAAGCAGCAGCGGATAAGGCGGCAGCGGATAAAGCGGCAGCGGATAAAGCGGCGGCGGATAAGGCAGCGGCGGATAAAGCACTATCAGACGAAGAAAGGGCGGCAGCGGCAGCGGCAGCAGCGGATGCAGCAACCAAAGCGGCAGCGGACAAGGCGGCAGCGGAATCTAAAGCTTTTGACGATAGGGTAGCCGCAGAAGTAGCTAGGTTATTAGGAGAGGCAGAAGCCGCTAGGCTCAAGGCTTTAGCAGAGAAGATGGGGGCCGCAGCCACAGGCGTGGACGTCAACAATGTTGCAGAAACTGTAGACGAAGTAACAACAGAGGACATTGTCAGCGTGGTTTCTGACAACGACCTAACTAACCTTGTGTTAGATAACACACCATCTACTACAGTTATTGAGGGCACCACAACAACCCCTGTCGACACCACTGCCGCTACAGCGGTAGATACTGGAATAAATGATTTCCTAGAAACGTATGTCGCCCCTACGGCAACCGTATTCCCAACCTACACGGCAGACACGGTGTACCAACCCCTGCCTGACCCAACCCCTATTTACGCTGAGGGCGAAACGGCGCTAGACACGGAGTTCAGGGAAAGCGCTCCGAGAACCGCTACTTACAACCCTCAAGGCGCTTTTACAGGATATGATTACACTACAGCGGCCAAGCTCATGCCTGCCACTGGATCGGGAATGAGTTGGACTCCTCCGTCGGTCACTAGCCGCCCGCGTCAACTCTTAAGCTCTGCAGCTAGTATGCCCGGCCTATCTGCTTCACAGCGATTTGCCCGCGCCAGACAAGGCCAACAAGCTACGCTAATGGGTGCCTTCAACGACACCGGCGCAAAAAGGAACTCGGCCAACTACTACGACTGGATGAATCAAATCCGTTCAGGCATGTTTAACAACTCAGCAGGACAGTTTGACAATCAGCTATTCCTAAATGCCTTCAACCCGTGGGCCGCGAGCCAAACTTCAACAGGCGCGGGCACTACCACAACCGGCGACGCCCTAGCAGCGGCGGACCCTTACACGGTTAAAGCGGTAGATTTAGAAAACTTCACGGGCTTTGATAACTTTAATGCTTACGGCGGCACGGAGGTAGACGGTGAAGGAAGGCCATTTGCGGGAGGAGGCTACGTAAAAAAGCCTAGGGGGTTCGCGGACGGTGGTCCTGCGAACTCGATGACGGCTGAAGAGCTTACTGCACAGTTAATGGCGATGGATTCAGCAGCCGCTGCCCAAGCACCACGGCCCACGGATCAAGTACAGACCGAAAGCCGCAGCATGCTTGATAACATACTCAGTGGAGCAAAACAAATGCCTTCCACTGTTTACGAATACGGAAAGGACGTAGTGCAAAGCCAGAGCCCTTCTGCAAAATTGCTTACGGATATTTATAA